AACATAGCCTTTGCTCAAGTCTCCTGAAACACTTACGACATCTTTACCTGACGCGGCTGAAAGATTGAGCGCTGTAATAAGTAAGGACTGAGACTTAGCGACATCGCCAGTAGTGGTTAATAATCTTTGGAAGGCTGGGCGAAGTTGATCATCGAGAACACCATAAGTCTTTTCAAGTTCTCCAATAAACCTACGAACTGACGGATCTGAAAAGGATAACCCTAAGTTATCTAAAGACCGGCTAAGTACTCTGGCTGCTTTGTCATCCTCTGCAAAGGCTTTAGCCGCATTGAAAGAACTGCGAGCAAGTTTCTGAACTGTGAATAGTCCTACATAGGATTTGGCAAGGTTCTTGACCTGAGCGTTAAGGCTTAGTGTCTGCTTTGTTGCATCGGCAAACGCTTTCTTTCCAGCGAATACCGAGGCGATCGTGATATTTAGATCAGCCATTACTTGCCATCCGTTCTTACATTAAACTTATGCGCTGAGTTTTCAATAGCCTTAACTACTGCGGCAGTTACTCTGCCTTGATCCTCTGCAAAGGCTCTGAATATAACGCGACCAGTCATCTTGCGGGTTGCTCTGCCAGCCTGTCCTGATTGGCGAGGTCGAGCATTGACCAACTGTCCAAGTGAGTTAAACCTGTTGATGAACTGCTTGCCAGCATTAGGGTTAAGTGACTTGTTAACTTTGTTTGTTGTGTCAATGTAATTCGTGAATTTGCCGCGTGTTGAAGCCTGAGATGGTTGCCCTTGAGGGTTCTTGCGACCTGATGTTTCGTAGATTGCTCCACCAGCGGATGAGTTGATGATACGCGCTAGGGCAACGAACCCGCTTCTATTTGGTCGAGATGGGCTTGTTGAGTATTTGACTCCGCGCTTGGCTTCTACTTGATCGTACTTAGGAAAGTGACGATAGTTAGTAGTTTCAGCCGAAGCACTTGCAGAAGTGAAGCCAGATAACATCTGATCATTTGATGGCATAAAGCCGCGAGCCTTGTTAGTGATTGGCTTTAGAGCAGCAGTCATTTCTTTAGTCTGTGCCTTGGCTAGATCAGGCTCAAACTTTCTTAGCGCTGTGCGGAGTTTGTCAGCGCCTTTTAGTTCTACTGCCATTCTCACGCTCCTTCGCTCTGTCTTTCAGGGCTTGTAATAAAGTCCTGAACATTGTGTGATCTAGTTCAATTAAAGTCTGAGGCGAGAGTCCAGTCTCAAGCGATAGTCTCGCTACGAGATAGGTGAAGGACTCTCGCGTTACGCCAAAGGGTCATCGTCTAAGACCTCGACTCGCGTCAATGTCTCAAGGAACGACTCACCGAAAGGCTTTACGGTTTCACCCGACCGACGGATTGCTTCCCAGCAGAGCCAATAAACATCGCTCTGCTTTTCGTCATCTCTAAAGGCTTTGTGAAAGCCCTTCTTTGCATATTGCTCGAAGGCGTACTCGATCGCTGGTGTGATCTGGTACTCGTTAACGCTTCCGTCTGCCCTTGTAACCTTTAGTTTTGCCATTGTTTGCCCCTTAGTTATTTATTACGCTGTTGTAACTGTGATTGTGCCGTTGACATTCCAAGTCACGCTCTGAGTGCTTAGGCTTGCGACATCACCGTTGATTGGTGTGATGTTGTTGACTAGGCAACTCATTGTGTAGAGCGGGTTGCTTGCTGATGTAGCGGCTGAAGTCTGCTTAACTGTAACAGTTGTGCTTGTACCCCATACAGAGTTCAATGTCTGAAGTGTCTTTGATGTTGCTTCATCGTTAAAGAAGTCGATTGTGATAGATGATGCTTCCAAGCCCTTTACGAACTTGTGACCTGCATCGCCCATTGCTGTAACTTCTAGTTCATCGAATGAACGGTTGATTGTTACAGATGAAACTAGAGATGATAGATCTACCGCATTTACAGTAAGAACTACCCCATTGCTTAGATATACTGCCATCGGTTATTCCTCATCTTTCTTAGTTGCTGGTTTAGGTGCTGCTGGAGCGATCTGACCTATTTTGATCAGGAACGCTGCGTTGTCTTTTTCCCATTCTTCTAGGGTCATTTTAACTCCAACTCGTTAGGACTGACACCTGCATTGAGCAGGTGAGTAGATCGCCTGTAGCAGAAGTTAGAACGCTTGGTGCGCTTACCTCTCCCACATTATAGACGATCGAGGATGCTGACAGTTTGTTGAATAACGCAACCACCATATCCTCAATACCATTTAGGTTGCCTTCGTTATCTAGTAAAGGCACGAAGATGTTGATATTAAAATTAGCAAGCGGCGCGACATTGTTGCGGCTGTTATTGGTTGGAGTCAGGTATGGATCAGCCGGTGAGATCACTACGCTGTTGACAATAGGAGTCGCTGGTGGGAATGAAAATACTGACCAGAGCGAGTTATCTACTAGAGCCGCTGCGATTGTGGCGCGAAGTGTGGAGATCGCTGCCATGGTTAGCCAACCATCGAGCCTGGTGCAAGGTAAGGCGCAAGTAAGCCGCGAACTCTAGCGACCAAAGTGTTAGACATTGTGAAAGGTGAAGGAGCGTATCCATCGACAGTCATACCCTGACCGCTAGGCGCTTGACGCGCTTGCCAGATAGCAATAGCGATCATTAGAGATGCTTCTTGGATCGCAGGGATTGTTGAGTAATCCACATAAGTATCGGCTGTGACTGTGCCGTAAGGATTGACTGGGTGGAATGGCGCAGGTGTGTTGCTATTGCCGGTGATGGCGTAAGTAATTTCCTTTTCGCCTACACCTGTGATCGTCTTGTTGCCATTGTGCTTAGAGCCTGATCCTGTGATGTTGACAGTTTGTCCGACATAGAACACATCATCTACATAATCGTTAAAATAAGAAGTGCCTGTTGTGGCGCTATTGCTATGCCCGATGATTGGAGTCGAGTTAGTCCATAGAAAAGGGATCAACACATTATCAGCAGCATCGCAGACCGACTGTAGGGTCGCGTCAGCGTACAGAGTACCGACACCGAGAGCGGAGCGGAGTTCTGCAACTGTTGTGTAAGACATTTGATCCTCTTTCTAAAGACTGGCGGGATAGAAGGGCACTATCCCGCCAGCGACTTAGTAACCTATTATGTAAGGTTGAACTTGCGAACGCCCTTGCCTGACTTGGCAACATAAACTGCCATGTAGCCGTAAAGTGCGATCTCTAGTTCGCCTGTGGTTAGTACCTGTAGGCGAAGGTTTGTGACTGGAGACTCCCAGACATAAACAGATGATGGAGCGATCAAGAACGCTGAGTTGTCAACTACGCCTGATGCAGCGATGTTGTGATCAACGATCAAGTCAGTACCGAGGATGTTTCCGCGAACTGATGATGCTACTGCTGTGCCTGATGCGTTGTATGTTGCACCCTGCGCTGAGTAGAGAGCGCGACCTGTTGAGTCTGCGTAGCCTGTGATTGCTGCCCATTGGTCAGTATTTACTACCAACTTGTTAGCGAAGTCTCCGCCAGTTCCCTTGTATGCGGCTGCGCCTTCTACAGAGATGAATGACTGGAGTCCTGCTGCTGTTGCTGCTGTTGTTGCAGCAGTTGTACCTGAAGCAATGAGTTCAGTTAAAAGTGCTGAGTCAGTTGCCTTCTCGTATGCCTTACGGAGTTCTGCCATTAGCAATTCCATAAAGGAAGGAGATGAACGGTCGATTAACTCCCATGAGATGCGGTTTAATCCGGCGAACTTGTTGATGTTTACTGTGTCGTAAGCAGAAGTCATTCCGACATCTGTAACTGTTGCGCCTTCGTTAACATCTGCAACTGATGGTGCTACATCTGCTGATGCTGCGTTTGTGTAAAGGCGTGGAACTGTGAATGACATTCCTGAGTCGATCAAGGCGTTGCGTGTTACTGCATCGAACGCTGGGCGACCTGTGAATGTATCTGTGATGAATTGGTTTAGGTGCTGAGGAAGTGTCAGACCTGTGTTTGTTGATGTTGAATCATCTGCTGCGCGAACGACGCGGCGTGAGTCATCATCGCCAAGTGCTGCTTTGATAGATGCTTCTAGGTATTGTGTTGATGAGATAGGTGCTGTGCGCTCTTTTGCGTACGCTGGTGCTGAAACAGTTGGGCGAGCGGCTTCAACAGCCGTTGCCTCAACTTCTGGTGCTGCTACGGTGTCTGGAGTATTTTCCACGACCGCCTCGCTTTCTGTTGGTGTGATTGGTTCAGCAGGGGTTTCTACTTCCTCTGCTGCGATCTCTAATACCTGAGCAGACTTAAATGCTGGCTCAGTTACTAGGGAAACTTCTTTTAACTTCGCTGCTGTGACGATTGTGTGTCCAGAGCGTGATGGTGCAGATGCGATGATCTCTGCTCCTACTGAAAGACCACTTACCAGTCCTTCTTGTGCCATAACTAGCGCATCGTTTCCGCCGGTTGAGCGGCTCAACTTGAATGTTGCATAGATGCCATCTGGTCGAACTGTTGCTGAAAGCATGCGACCGATCGGCTTCTTAACATCGTGTTGTGATAGCAATTTGATCTTAGATGGATCGTCGATCTCAATAGACCCAGCCTCAAAGACAACTCCGCCAAGATTGGTGTTGCCTACTTCGCCTGTACCCATTGGCACGATCTTTCCGCTGATCTCGCGGCGTTCCTCGCTGCACTCGATTGAGGCTGCTTCGATGTATAGAGTCTCCATTAACTGAGTCCCTCGCTTCCGTTTGGTGTTAAATCTGTCATTTCCATTGCTTGTTCAGTTGTGATAAGTCCTAGAGATAGTAACTTCTCTACTACCTGAAGTTCTACTAGCGGATCTTGCTTTAGGAATGTATCAAAGACTGCAAAGCGGACTTCGTGTCCGGCTGTAGAGATGTCATCCATAGATAGGCGAGACTGAATAGCCTGGATGTAAGGCTCGATAGATAGTGCAAAGAATTGTTTGCGTTCCTCAGTTACGTTTGCATAAGTCATTGTTGTGTTCTGATCAGCGCTCAAATAATAGGCTGGCACGTTCATTGCGCGAGCGATTTCAGTTGATAAGTTCTGGATCGCTTCGTTGTACATCATATCTTTAGGCGAGAACTGTGTTGATTGGAACTCTAAAGTCGATGTCAGATAAGCAGTTGAGTTATTTTGGCGGCTGCGCTTCCAAGCGGCTAGCAATCCTGAAACTTCTGTTGGTGGTAAGTCTGCGCCTGTGTTCTTTAGGATGCCTGAACTCATAGGTGTGGCGCTAGAGATTGCAGCAGCCTTGTTGATGTCAATAGCGCTTTGAATAGTGCGACCAGCGCGCTCCAAGACACCTTCGTCTAATCCTTGAATGGTTACAATATCGTTCATCGAGATTGGGTTAGCATCAACGTAATACTGCGTGATCATGATGCCTTCAAGATCAGTTGTGAATGTAACGCGTGAGTTAGCGATCCACTCAAAGGCTGAAGGTCTGCCATCCTCTGCATAACGCTCTGTGATGCGTAGATAAGCATTGCCATAGAACAGCAATGAGTCCACGATCCAGTTAATTGTTACGAACGAAGGTTGGTTCTTAGATAGTTGGTTGATCCATCGAGGTGCTGCGATTACTTCACCAGTACGCTTGTTGTAATACTCAAGCGGGATGGATGCGACAGTTCCACAGATTAAGTTGCGCGCTCTGGCGACAGAAGGAACGCTCATTGCATCCTTGCGAGATACGCGAAGGGTTAGCGAGTTGTAAAGTGAGGGTAAGTTTTCACCCATTACCTGTGGCGCGGCTTGCGCTTCCACGATCAGCGGCTTGCGCGAAAAGATACCCATAGGGTGCAATTATACACTACATATAGATTATTCTGTGTATATAGCCGCTACCTGTTGTGGTTTCATCAACATTGACACAACCATTGCTAAGGCGATTGGTGCAGAAATATCGCCAGCCGATTTACGTTTGACGATACGCCAGGCTGAGTCATTAACTTTAGCCGCGCAGTTATTCATCTGCTGAATTAGGTTTGCCTGACCATTGTGTACCACACGATGATTTACCAAGCCGTCTAGCAAGTCTCCGCATGCCTGGTAGAACTGCTGCCCTGATATGTCCTGAGTTATGCAGCCAGCGTTGCTTAATCTTTCAGCGATCGAGGCGGTTGCATACTTGTCAAAGCAGATTTGCCGCGGTCGGTACTGATCCGCCCATCCTTTAATATCGGCTGCAATTTTCAGGTCATCGACCGAGACAGCACTTTCCCAAGTCTGCAATATCCCTACACCGATGCGACCATCGGGGAGTAATTGTCCGGCAACTAGGGAAGCGTTGCGTCTAGATGGTGATACGTCAAAGCCAAAGACTGTGTAGCCGCCAGGTGGGATCTGCAATGTGCTATCGCTAGTTTCCTCAAGGATGCCATGCGGAAAGGGTGAACTTAGGGAGTCAATCCATTGACAGAGCAACTCTGTACGCGTGTTCTCGATCGGGCTAGTTGCTACCGACTCCTCTAGCGTTTCCTTTGTAACCAGATAACCAAGCGCAGGGTTAGCCATTGCCCAGGCTTTAGGATCATCTATCTTGCAATACTGTGGAGCGCTGTATTCATAGAAGCCAAAGGATTTAGGCGGGTTATCTAGCGCTCGTTCTCGAAGTTGATTAAGTACTGTGCTGAAAGCATCTCCAGCATTTGAGGTTAGGAACGTGTGCGCATTGGCTCTAGCGCGAGTTACCGGCATCGCTGCTCGGTATCCATCCTCTGACCACTCTCGAATCTCATCAAGGAACAGCGCATCTGCCGATCTACCGCGAGCGCCATCTCTCGTCGCTGCTACTACATCGAGTCTGCGACCGTCTTTCATTTCGATGGACTCAGTTCCGTTTGCGTATCTAATTTGTTTGACAGTAGCCATAAGGTTTAAGTTCTGCTCAAATACTGAGGCTACTTGCCTAAAGGTATCAAGTGCCATTGAGCGATTAGATGAAGCAATGATGATGTTCTTGCTATCCCATTTAAGCAGGTGAGCCAGGATAAGCATACGAGTTAGGTGCGTCTTACCGTTCTGACGGGCTACTAGCAGCAGGTTTGTCTTGCGTATCCAGTTGCCCTTAGCGTCAACCCGCAACATATCCCGCAGCACGAACTCCTGCCAAGGTAGAAGCGGCAGTTCAATCATATTTGCCAACTCGATTACATCGTCAACCTTAGATTTGCCCTTGAGGTAAGGACTATGTAGGCGAGGCTCAGTAGCCCCCTTGAGCGCCGTAGATTTTCTTGCAGCCATCAGGTCAATCCTGGATTGGTCGGGCTGTAAAAGGACTGTCTTGGGCTATTTCCGACCGCATTGGAGAGAGGAAGGTTGA